GGATGGGGCCGGACAATATGAAACGGATAAGCGGGGTTAATCCCGATATGTTGGGTGAGGTATCAGACTCGAACGTATCCGGTATAGCGATGGAGAGACGCACCGGACAGGGGATGATAACCACCAGGGTTATCCACGATAATTGGGCGTATACGGAAATAATACTGGGGCAGACGATATTAGAACTTCTGCGTAAAACCGACATTGTTTCCGGAGACGAGATAGTAGCAATGGTTCAAGAGAAACATCTTAAATTTAATAATCAGGAAATTAGTCCCGACCAGATATTAAGTGTATTGCAGAAACGGAGGGTAGGTAAATACGGGGTGAATGTAGGATTGAGTCCGAGTTCACCAACGGCTAAACTGCAAAACTTTAGCACATTGGTTGATGCGGTTAAGAATGGTATCCCCATACCTCCGGACTTACTTATTAAGAATAGTCCGTTAGCCGAAGGTGATAAGGAACAGGCGTTAGCGTATATTCAAGAACAGATTGCCCAGAGACAACAAGGGCAACCAATACCAGGAGGTAAATAATGGGTTATGCGGAGCGGGCAAAACTATTACACCGGGAAAAGATAGAACAATACTTGGAGGATGTTTATCCCCAGTTACAACTGGCAATAACGAAGATATGCGAGACGACTAAAACCATTCTCCGGCCTAAGATAAATCATTACGGGCCTGCAACGATTGAACTGGAATCCACGGATAAGACCAAGACATTATGGGAGAGATTAGGATTTAGGAACAGGGAAAAGCGGATTAAGAGGCAACTGGATTATGCTAATACACGGATAAGGGATATGGGCGAGGAATATAATATTGTCCTATACGCGGTGGTATCACCAATCGGGGCGATAATAAAACTCAAGATTAAGGACGAATCCAAATTAGAGATAAGAGTATGGGCACCGAAAGATAGTTTAGAACCATTGACAATGGAAGGAAGAGTTAAATAAAGGGGGTGAAAATAGTTTATGGCAAAAGGTGACAAAACAAAGAAACCGGAAGCAGAGGTAATGCCCGCACCAGCAGCGAGCGAGTTTGCACTATTACAGAAACAGGTAGCATCATTACAGGCGCAGTTGGTTGATGCATTAGGCAAGATAGCCAAGGTAGAGGAAGTCAGTCGGAAGGCGGGCGAAGAGGCATTGGCTAATTTGGGAACCAAAAGACCGATGATTAAACTCAATTCCAGTGCGCCTAATAGAGACCCCAGTCCATTGATTCCGGCACCGATACCAGCACCAGACCCGCGCCATCCCAACCCTAAACCCGAATACTATACTGCCTATGATTCAATGTCAAGGGGTAAGAAAATAAGGCTTGTAGAAGGTGATAACGGGCATCTGGGTAAGCCGTGGTATAAGTTACCGAGAGAGGTAACTATATGATATATCCCCGATTAAGGGGTATCCCAATCTCGGGATGGGTAATTCCCGAAGAAATCGCCTCTCACTACGAGGCTGTAAAAAAGGAGTAGTAGATATGCCTGGAGTAAAAGAACAAGATATTAAAGAACCAAATCCTGGGCTTACCGCTGAGGAAACCGCTGAATTGGAGGCGGGAATCGGCGGGAAGGAAGAAGGAGTTACTAAGGTAGAAGGTGAACCACCTCCAGTGGTAGTGCCGAAGGAGCCAACGAAACCAACCCCCGAGCCTGAACCGGAACCTGAGCCGGAACCTGAACCCGAAAAGATGGTTCCCGAAGAGATGGCCAAGCAAATTAAAGGTTTGCGAAAGGCTATTTCTGAGGAACGCAACAAGAGGCATACTTCGGTGCAGGAAAAGGAAGATGAAATCTCACGGATGAGCGACCAGGTATCGTATTTGCAAGGTCAGTTGGATGCACAATTAAAGGTTGAGACCAAACCAGCGACAACAGATCCGTTTGACGGAATGACTGATGATGATGCCTTAACGGTTGGTCAAGTCAAGAAGATTTTGACTATCCGCGAACAACAGGAGATAAAGGAACAGGAAGCGATAAGGGCACAGGCATTCCAAACAGAAATCAACCGGAAAAACGATGTTTGGGTCGCCGCTAGGGCAAAGGCTGAGAAAGATTATACCGAGGAAAAGATGGGTAAAGGACTTGACTGGAACAGTATTTTCCAGAGAACGAAAGAATTATGCAAGGAAAACCCCTTGCTGGCTCAAGCGATTTACGGGGCTAAGGACCCGGGAACCGCCATTTATCAAATAGGTCTAACCCATCCGGATAGTCAGAAGGCGCAGGTAGAGAAGTATAAGGCTCAGGGGGCAACGGAAGTCGTAGAGAAACTTCAGAGTCCGAAGCCCAAGACTATTCGGTCCGCAACCGGCGTAACAGTATCCGATACCGGGATAAGGGCAATGTCTCAAGAGCAACTCAATAAGAACCCGAAGATTTCGGATACCGATATTGACGCTGAACTGGAACGAATAGAAAACGAAGGAGCGTAAATTATGGCTGGTAATACTGTGGTGCTTAAAACGGCTGACGAAACCGTCAAATTGTGGGCTTCTTCTTTATTTAAGGAAGCCGGTAAGATGTTTTTCTTCAAAAACTGGGTGAGTGAAAAGGAAAACACTATCATCCAGATGAAGAACGACCTTACCAAAGAAGCGGGTGACCAGATTACGATAACTCTGGTTATGGACTTAAGTGATGCAGGTCAGTCCAGTCAGACCTATACTACACTGGAAGGCAACGAAGAACCACTGGCAATGTATAGTTTGAAGGTGGAAGTTACCGAATACTCTCATGCTATCAGGTCTGATGGTAAACTAACGATGCGCAGGACTGCTTATGATATGAAGAAGACGATGAAGGGCGGATTGGCTAAGTGGCTCAAGAACAAGTGGGAAGATTTGTTAGTTACCAAACTGTCAACCTCTCCGACTTCGGGTCGGCAGATTAACTGCACGAGTGGATTACCGTCATCGGGTGTGGTAATGTCAACAGCCTTGATTTCGCAGGCCAAACGCAAGGCTCAGTTGTCAAGTCCCAAGGTAGCACCGTTAATCGTGGACGGGCAAGAATGGTATTTCCTGTTGATTCATCCTTACCAGAGTAAGGCACTCAGCGTAGAGGATGCTTGGATTAAGGCACAACGGAAAATCGGGCCAAGGGACAAAACAAACCCGATTTTCAGCGGTATGAAAGGCTACTGGGATGGGGTTATCGTTCAGGAATACGACCGTATAATCCTTTCCTCGCCCAACGAAGCCCGAGCACTCCTGTTAGGGCAACAGGCAGCCGTGATTGCTAATGCCCAACAGCCGATGTGGTATGAAAAGGATTTTGATTATAACCGGTATCCGGGTATTGCAACCGATTTTATCAGTGGTATCTATAAAACGGTTTTCAATAGCCAGGATTTCGGGGTAGTCACCCTTGATACCAAATATGTTGCCGACTAATTTTGAGAACAAGGGAATAGGGGTTTTATGCCCCTATTCCCTTTATTTGTATAAGGGGAGTAATTATGACCATAGCAATAACGGATTTAGTAACTAATCTGAATAGCGACCTCGGTAGAGCCGAGACATCAACAACGATTCTGAGATGGTTAAAAGAAACCTTGCGTGATTTGTGTATCCGTATTCCCGCATTAAAGAAAAGCACTAATTTTACCTTAGTAGCCGGACAGGAGAGTTATACCCAGACCCAGATGTCGGCTACGGATTTAAGAGATGTAATTAGTATAAGACTGCATGATGGCACCGATTACAAAGAACCATTAGACCGATTTACTTCGTGGAATAGATATCTGAGAGATAAGGCGGGACAGGTTGTGGCCAGCCGTGCTGAACCGTTAAAATACATCTTTTATCAAGAGAACCTCTATTTAGACCCGACTCCCGATGCGCTTAAAACCTATGTAGCATATCTTGAATATACCGCTATCTCTGTTGTAACAGATGAGATTGAATTAGCAGATAAATATGAGAATGCTTTATATCACGGATTGTGTTTCTTTTATCTCGTTGCGAAAGGATTAGCGACTTCGGAAAAGGGCAAGACTTATGGTCAATTATATCTTGATGATTGCACTAATTTGGCAGGCATACAAGAAAGCCGGGAAGGTCCGAAACAGATAGAATATAACGATTTGTAAAGGGAGGTAAACTATGACAAGTTGGTTAAAAGGTAATTGGGATATTACTAAACCAGATGACAATCGGGACCCCAAACTGGGTTGCGATGACATCAGGGAATTCAAAGACCAAGTAGAGGAACGGCTTGGTAGTATGGTTTATGGGTTTGATGACATCGAGACCAACAAGGATTTATTGGGTTTTAAGAAAGCAATCTTTAGACCACAATCTACACCGAATACGATAACTAATGCTATCTTGCTTTATGGTAAGGATGTTGACGGTAAGTGCCGTTTACACCAGAAGAACGAAGATGGTGTGGAATCAGAACTATTCCCAGCGGGTATTATAGCAATGTGGAGTGGCACAATAGCACATATCCCTGTTGGATGGTCGTTATGCGATGGTGATGGCGGGCGCCCTGATTTACACAATAAATTTATCAAGGGCGTATTGACTAATACGACTAACCCGGGAGGGACGGGTGGTAGTGCTTCGGATACGCATACGCATACCGGTCCGAGTCATACGCATTCAGTTACTACTTCAAATCATAACCATACGACATCAAATCATACTCATTCATTAGATCAAGGTGAGACCATATATCAATCGTTTACGATAGGGCCTAAGGTAGGAACTTATGATGACAGTCCTAATACGGACGGACAATTATATACTTATACTACATCAGGAACGACTCCATATAAATATTTAGAGCCGAGGAACTCTAATACTAAATCCGGTGGTAATGGGACATCTGGTTCGAATGGAGGAGAGACAAAAACTACAACTTCAAGTGGCACAGGTGCAACGGGTGTTCCTTCGGCTACCCATTTACCGCCTTATTACGAACTTGCTTTTATTTGGAAGAACTAATTAAGAAAGGAGGTGCTGATGTTTGGATTAGGTAAGGCGAAACCGCCCACGGCGATAGTGGTTAATTGCGTAAACGGATGTCCGAGAGATAAGCGTTGTCCTAAATGGGTAATCTTTACCCAGACCAAGATTGTTGAGGGTAAAGAAACACAGGTGCAAACGGGTAATTGTGCCGATGTCTGGACATCGATACTTCTGATAGAATTAAAAGAAGCGATAGTTAAGAGAGAGCAATCAAAAATCATTGTCCCGGTATAAAAGGTAAATAATGGAATTACAAGCGTTTGGTATTCTCGCTCCCCAATACGGGACAATGATTTTTGATTGCTCTC